TGCTTTAAATTGTTTACCTTTAACAACACCGGCTTTTCTTCCTGGAATGTTACCATGCTGATTAAGTTTTGCATTAACAGTTGGAACTGCTGTATTTGTAACTTTACGAATACCACCAAATATTTGCAGCTTCATAAAGCTCTGTGCCCAGCTTCTATATGTTATTGTTGCTTCTAGCTTATTTCTTCTGGCAAATTGTACAAACAATGCATTGATCGTTTGTTTCCTTGGTTTATGTAAATGCTTTTTCATTCCTGCTTGTTCAATCTCTTTTACTCTTACAGCTGTTTCGTTAATAGCTATTCTTGTTATGTTAGGTATATCAACCTTTTGAAACTTAACAAAGTTTTTCATTACAGGTTTTATATTCGTTTCAATTTTTACGCGCATAGCTTTTTATTCTTCCTCCGTGCTTATGTGTTTTTTTCTTTATATCTAATAAGTCTTGGCTCATTGTTATAAGTATTTCATTTATATGAAAAATTATAACATCTTCTTTTGATTTATATTTTTCAAAAGCAATTGGCACCTCGTCTTCGTTTACACAAATAATAATTTTTTCATTAGTATTAGGATGATAAGTAAATATAAACTCAGGTGATAATGTATTATAGCCACGATTAATAGCATCTTGTATTAATGCTTCATAAGCTCTAACCATCATTTCATTTAACTTGATCTTATGTAATGATGCGTGATACTCATTGGCATATTTGTTTTCAGCTCTTTTAAAACGTAATAACAATTCAGGAGCTATTAAATCTAGAATCCTTTCTTTGCCCCATTCTAACTTTATTTTTGTTTTAATATCGTTAAGTTTATAGAGCGACTCATTGAAAGTTTTGTTTTTTTCTAAGCGTTCTAATTCTTTTATTTTTCTTTCTTTATAATTCATAGTTACATAAACAGTTACTTTTTGTTAAAAACGGACTTATAAAAAAGTTACATGAGTTACATATACCTATAGGTATATGTATGTAACTCAAAATGTAACTCTTTTTTTCTTTAAGTTGGGCAAGAAATGTAACTAGAATGTAACTAATGTAACTAATTATGTAACTAATTAATAACATCATACTTTTTAGCTTGATAGCCTTTACCCTGTTCATAATATATCTTACCAGCTTCTTTTAACCGTTTTATACGTTGTTTCACTGTATTTTCCTTTAAATCCTGTTGTGCATTGATTATTTCTTTTTGTGTAACCCAAATTGAAATAGGATCAACTTCTTCTGCTTTAGCCCTTTCTGCTTGTATTTCAGCTATAACAATAATAGTCTCATCAATCTTCGAGTCTTCTTCTTTAAAGTCTTCATATTCAGTTTTAACTAATACACCTGAAGTCATTCCAGGATAGTTAATTAAATCAATTTCTTTAAACTTAAAGTATTTAGGATTCATAGGTTTGCCGTCTTTAATCAGTGTTTGAGTAAATTCAACTTTCATTTCTTCACCTTCATCTTTAGGTCTTTTAACTGCAAACTCAGCATCAACTGCTGCAGGAAGTACAGAGGAGCCACGTGCTCGTCCTGAACTGCTATGCCCTGTATGATGTATCAAAGATATACAACAACTGAACTCAGACTTTAAGTGATCCACACGTTCAATAAATTTGTTCATATCTTCAGTGCTATTTTCGTTTCCAGCTCCGAAGTTACGAGCTAATGTATCTACATATAAACAACCTATATCACCAAATTCATCAGCTACTTGTCTTATATGATCTATAAGGTTTTGATGATCTTTTTCATCTAAAAACCTTACACCTCTGTCTGATACAAACATTTGTGCATTGTTTAAGTCATGCCCGTAATAATGTTCCCATGCTTGTACACGTCTTGCAATACCTCTTTGACCTTCACCTGCTAAATAAATAATAGGTGTTTGCACTGTCTTATGTGATTGCCAAGGTATGCCCATAGAAGAACATAAAGCCATATCAATAGCTACAAACGACTTACCACTTTTAGGAGCTCCATAGATGTCTATTACAGAATCTTTTTCCATAATGTCTTCTATAATCCATTCTGGCTCTTGTATGTTAGCAATTAAGTCTGATATCTTACGTAATACAAGTGAAGGCTTTTTAGGTTTTGATACAGAAGTTTCTATGTATTCTTTAAATGATTCTTTTGTATATATGTTTCTATAATAAGCATCATATAAATCATCTTTATCATTTAAAGCTTCAGGCACTTTAGCAATTTGAACTGAGCATTTGTTTTCTGTTAAGTACTCACTTAACTCATCAGCACATTTAAAGCCAGCTTCGTCATTATCAGGCCATATAATAATGTCTTTACCAAACACAGGTGACCAATCAGCTTTTTTCCAGCTATTCACACCTCCATGCCAAGTAGCTGTAGGGCCATCATATAACTGGTTTGCACCTAAAGTAGCTTTTTCACCTTCACTTATAATAATTGGACCATTACCTTCTTTGTAATATATAGGCATTATTCCATCTGGACGTTTTAAATGCCAGGTTTCATTCTCTTTAGTAAAAGGTGCATACTTTTGTTTTATGCTATGCCCATCATTAAATCTCATAACAACAAATGAATCTGTATATTTAAGTAACACAACAGACTCTTTTGCTAATGAGCGCATTTGTTCTTGATCGAATTGTCTGTATGTCTTTGTTTCTAAAGTAATAGTGTCTTTAATATCAGGACTATACATATTCAATATATCATTACGATTTTGGTTAAAGTGATCTATTAACCATATAACTCCTCCTCCTGCATCTAATTCAAAACTAAAAAACAATCCAGTTTCAAGATTAAGGCACCAACTTCCATTAGTGCCCCATCTGTATTCTGTACTCGATTGCTTAGTTGGTTTCCCTAATAAATGAAGGCCAACTTGAGGAGCCAACTGTACAAAGTTGACTTCTCTCATAATTAAAACGGTAGATCGTCTTCAGTTAAACCTTGTGCAGAAGGATCAAATCTTGGATCCCCTTTTTCAGGTGTAGTATCACTAGCAAAGTTAAAGTCGTTATTAACTTGTGTAGCTGCCTGCTCTAAAGGTGCATCAACATCATTTACAATAAAGTCAGCTGGTTTATCAGCCCACTTTACAAATTCAAATTCAGGTATAGCAGCTTGGCCAACCTTAAACTTTTCTACCTTAGCACCAGTGTATTTCATATGTACTACTTTTCCTGGATTAGCTTTGATGTCATTCCAAAAAGTTGCGCACATGTTATTAAAGCCTTGACTTTCGCCCCAGCTAAATCTGCGCCATAGCTTAGAGCCATGTTCTTTAGTATACATCCAAACACTAAATGCTCTTTTATGTTCTGATGTAGGTTGTCCTTTTGAAACACCTGGTTTATCATCCCACTCCCAAAAATAGCCGCCTTCATATACACCCCAGCCAGTTTGTATACTAGCAGGATCAATAAGAATATGAACTATATCTTGATGAGCCTCTTCTCCGACCATCCAACATTTATCTGCACTGCTATGTTTTATAAAAACATTATCACTGCTCGTATTAATACCCAAAATATCCATAAATTACTCCTTTAATGTAATATTGGTTGCGCTTCATTGCGCCATTTTTCAACTAATACATATCTGAATTCAGATACATATTCATCAAAACTTAGTTTAATTCTTAAATCAGTTTCTAAATAATCTAAATATTCCAAAACACAGAACTCTGAAAATCGTAAATCTTTATTCGTCTCTGTTGACATAAGCATTAAAAATTTTATTCTTTTTTATTATATCTATAAAATCATCCCATTTGCATGTAAATATCTTATTGTTATCTTTTGGCTCATCTTTTAATATAGACCAAAAAGGCATAGCAACTTCAATAGGGCTTCTATTATATTTATAAACTAACACAGGAATTCTTGACTCACCGGCTGAAATACATACTTGTTCCCACCAGCCGGATTTATAACCTTTGCCTTCGGCATAACATTTGCATTCAATAGCATAGTTTAAAAAATTAATATCACATTCTCCTTTTTTGTACATTTGTTCAAAGTTTCGTGTAATGTGTATATCTGCATTATGTTCTTCAGAAAATTCTTTTAATAAGTTAACAATTTTTCTTTCAAAAGCTGCTCCTTTGTTTCTACTATTAACCATTTCTTTTTTGCAGCTCTCTGTTACACTTAAGCTTTATTTTTGCTGTTGTATTATGATCAGCAATTAAATCTTTAAGTACTTTTATAGAAGCAGTTTTAAGGTAGTAATGTTCAACCTCATATTTACCTGTTTTTTTACTTTTTATCTTTATTGACTTTTTTATTTTTTCCGGCATTTTTAAATATTTTGTCCCAATTGTTATCTATTTTTTTTTTATCTTCAGGTCTACGTTTTGATCCTTTACCGCCATGCCATTTAGACATTATCTTTTAATTCTTTACGTAATAATTGTTCAACAACAAATATCATTTTTTTACCATGCTTATCACAGTATTCTTTTAATAACTTATGCGTTTCAGGTTTAACCCAAACAGCTTTCATTTGACTATCCATATTTTTTAATCCTTAAAGTTTTTGCCCTTACTTGTCTTGCTTCTTTAGCAGGAGTTACCTTTTCAGGCTGGGCTTTATAATTAATCATTGGCCACATAATTGTATGCTCATCTGTTTGGCCTCCGTCAGCATCTTTTATAATATTCTTTAACATAACCTCAGATTTATCTATGTCCTCATTAAGTAATTTAATGTGTTCTTTTTTATTTAATATATCTTCACAAATTAAATCAGCTTGACGCTCTAAAGTTATTATATCTTTATTAACATTTTTGTATACTATGTTTGCGTCAGCACTTGAAGAAGGCGGATAATACTCTTTGTGTTTTACTCTATGATCAAAGTCTAATACAAGTGATTGTAACTCTTGTTGAAACTCGGGTTTCCTTGAGTATAAGTATATTCTAAAATCAGTTGATTGCCATAATACAATAACGGCCGCCCAGCTATAGCCAGTACATTCCATTAAACCTTTAGCTTGCAATACGCCTCGCCATTCTTCTAAATCATTTGTAGGTGCATTACGAGTAGCCTTACATTCGATAACACCAGGTCCATCTAATACAATTGTTTCTTGCTCAGGAATAATTACATAATCAAGATCACCGTTTTTAAATGTTAATTCATGTGCTATACCAGTAGCATCCAAAGAACCTGCAAGGGGGAGTGTTGGATGTAATACAGGTTCTTCGTAGTCTACTTTTACGCTTTTAAGGCCTAGTATATTTTTAGCCTCTTCACATAAAACTGGTTCTAATATATCGCCCATACGTTGTAGCTTGA